ACAGCTCACAATTTCTTTCATTATAACTGATTCCCGCAAAAATGTATAGAAGTTTTTCTATTATTTTGTCGATAAATCGGAAAAACGCAAAACCCTTTATTTATGCGGGATTTCCGTTTTTATTTGTGACTAATGTGTGACTAATCAGAATTATATAGTAATTCACATATTCCAAGATGATACAATATTTTCCTTAAAATTGCAAATATTTTCTCAATTATCGGTGTTGGCTTTCATGTGCTCAACCACTTTTTTCCAGGTGTCTGTTCCGCATGATCCGTCTGCGGTAATGCCTACGTTTTTCTGGAATACTTTCAAAGATGTTTCTGTATCGTTTCCAAAAGAACCGTCTACTTCAACACCAAGTACCGCCTGCAGGGAAGATACGGCAGCTCCGGAGCTACCTTTCCTGATAACTGGAAGCTGTACTTTGATCTCTTCTGTCAGTGTTGCTGTACTTGTCTTTTTCACTGGATATACGGCTTTTCCGTTCCAGTCATAGATGGTGTAGCCTTCTTTCCATTCTTTCTTTGCGTTCTCAAGACTCTTGTATGCTCCGATCTGGCTCTTACTGTCAGCCCAGGATTTTCTTGTACGATAGTATTTATCTACTGTTGTCGTGGTGGTCTTGGTTCCGATCAGCTGCTTGAAACGATTCCAGTCGCCCTTGGCCCGGATCGCTGACGGGCAGTTCTTGGCACATACATCGTAATGCTGCACAACTCTGTCTGCAGGGATTCCCAGCTGTTTCATAAGCTGTTTGCACACCTGGACTGTATTCTGAAAAGCTTTCTCATAGTTATAGCCTGCCTGAACGCACATCTCGATTCCTACTGAATTTCTGTTGTTGACTGTTCCAAATAGTCTGCCACCGTAGTTGACGCCTACATGCCATGCACCACGATTGTATGGAAGTGCCTGATATGCTTCTACATCATCAACGAATACATGAGCGGAGTAGCCTTTAAAATTGCCATCATGCTGTGCCTTGGCATGTGCTTTCGCATTTGCGCCTTTGGCATAGTTGTCTGTATTGTGAATAACAATATAAGCCGGCGTCTGGCCTGCATAGCTGTTGTTGTTACTAATAAAGCTTGTGTTGATATTCATAGTCTCTTTCTCCTTTTCTGTCTTAATTGATAATATGCTGTTCAGGATGTTGATGATCTTCTGGCCGTAATTCCGGCCAGATGCCCAACCCTGACCTTTTGGATTCTCCTGAATACCAAGATATTCCACATACTCCGCACAGCCTCTGTTGACGTATGTATAACGCGTATCCACGCATTTCTGTTTCAGTCGATCCGTGCACGCATACGCCTGCAGATGCTGGATCTGTGCGCGGATGCCTTCTGCCGGGGTTTTGAAGCTGTTGCCCTTTGTACCGGTTTTGGTTACGCCCATTCCACAGAAATTATTCTGGTCGAGCGTTACCGCTGACCCGGCGAAAGTGAAATTCCCGGTTTCCAGGCAGGACTGGGCAAATGCGACATCACCGCGGATGTATTCAGCCGCTCCTTCTGTGATATATAACGGAATCATCTTAATGACCGAATCGGGCACCTGTGGATTAACTTTCTTTATATAAGCCCGCATCTGTTCAATGCTGGCCTGCGATTTTCCCATGATCTTTAACATGCTGTTTCTCCTCTCTCTGCCGCCTGGAACAAGCTCAGGATGAACTCTCTTCCCATCTGGGTGATACGTCTGTGATAGATCACTTTTCCGGAATCCAGGACTTCCTGTTTGATTTCTTCGTATCCATGGTCGCTGTATCTGGAATACATCACCCAGGTTCCATTGACCTGGTACTGGATCTTCTTCTCTGCCAGGATCCTGTTGAGCTGGGTTGCTGATCTCAGTCCCAGTTCCTTGGCTATTTCAGTTACTGTGTAGGTTTTGTTTACGTGCATGAGGATGGCATTCTTTCTTTCCACTTCTACTCTGACCGCACGCTCTTCTTTCAGTCTTGTAAGGAGTTCGATGCCGAAATCTGGATTGTTGAGGATGTTGTCGATCACGTTGTCTGTGGCGTACAGGCCGTGTTTACGGATGCTTTTCAGGATTTCCTTGACTTTCTTCTTGAATTCTTTTGCGATAGGCTTTCTTGACTGCATGAGAACTTCATACAGGCCATCTTCTGTAAGAAACCATGCTTCAGTCTTATAATTTGAACCATTCATACTAATTGTATGAATGGTTTTTTCTTCAGGATCTACACTTGCGAGCATCTTGTTTGTGTTTGCAATAGAATAATCAATCCAGTCTGCAACATCTTTGGCCAGAAACATTGGCTCTTCCGGTGTGCCGTACACTTTAAAATGTTTTCCAAGCACTTCCTGTTCATTTAATACTTTTAATTCATTCATGGTATTTCTCCTTTCCAGACAAGAAAAGAGGACGATCACTCGCCCTCTGAATCCTTATATTTTGTCCTGTCCCAGATTTCTTTGACTTTCTCCCATCCTCCAGTTGCCACCAGATACACAATAAATGCGGCAATAATTGATGCCACGATATAATACCAGGTGATTGTAGCTTTATAATATGTGCACAGGATCAGCAGAGTCACCGGGCACAGAATCAGGGATGCCGTAAGCGCCACGATGCTGGTCTGGATATTCTTCAGCCCCGGAAGATCCTTGATCACCTGTACGACAGCTGATACGATGAAAGCCAGAATGCCGATCAGAGCAAGGGCGTAGGTTACATACTGTGTGATTGTGTTAATATTCATGATCATTCTCCTTTTCTCTTGATATGTAATTCTTCTATTTCCTGTTTCATTTTTGTTACCATGCCGTTTCCTCCAAGACGGTGGTAGGCTTCATACATCTCGCAAAAGTTCTGATAAGCGTAAGATGGAATATCTCCTGCTTTTGTATACTTCGAGTGATATTCAATCATCTGGACACGGAGCAGGAGCATGGTTCCTTTACTATTTGCGTCCCGATCTTTTTTCTGGTTTTTCAAAAGCCAGACAATGTAACCAAGTAGGATCGGCAATGCAATAAGATAAGTCTGTGTGAGTATTTCTTTCAATTATTCACGCTTTCTCCGGTGTTGCGCCGGCGCAATTTTAAGTATAAAAATAAGAGCCTTTTGGCTCTGCTCTGATTTTCATATTCTTCTCCTTCTAAAAAAGAGAGCTTTTCAGCTCTCTAAATTGCATATTTCATGTGTGACATTTTGATATCCGCGTCTGATACTTTTGCATAGATCATAGTTGTATTGATATTGACGTGTCCTAAAATCTTTTGCACCTCCGTGATCGGAGTTCCTCGCTGGAGCATAAGTGTTGCAAGAGTGTGTCTAAACAGGTGTGGTGTCAATGGTCTGTCCAACCCTGCTCTTTAGTTAATTATTTTCTGCTTTCGGTTCTTCTTCCTTATTAACATTCATCAACTCATTATACTGTTCCTCTGTAATCCTGCCTGTTGCGAAGAAAATATCAATCTTATTTTTCAAATCATCTGTAAGTCCGTTTCTTTCTTTAAGTTTCAGTAATGTTCTATATAACATAATCATACCTCCAATTCTGTTAATGCTACTGCATATTCGCTGTTGACATAGGCTTCTGCGCTCTGTATGTCCATGTCGTAAATGTAGTCACGGTTATCGTTAAGTTGCTTTTTGACATAGTTCCAACCATTTTCCATACTTATTGGATAGTTGAATACTGCATATCCGTCAAGCTGTTCTGAGCTGATAGATATATTTGTGGTTGGATAATATGTTACAAGTGCTTTAAATGCGGTGATCTCTTCTGTGGTGAGGTCGATTTCGATTGGTGTTACTAATATATAATAGAATTTAAAGCCTTTAGCTCGTATCTCTTCACCTTGCTCAATCGTTGTTATTGTTTTAGGAAGAACCATAACTAACGTTTGTCCTGTTGGCTGTGTAAAATGATGTATTTCATCACCTGCTGACCAATTCGCCGTAAATTTACTTGATATAGTTACTATAGCACTGTCAGTCCCTACATTGGATAACTGGCTATAAATTACGATACTGCCATTGGCCCATTTAGATGTTTCAAATGTGTCTTGGTCGGTAACTCCAACCATCCTCACTAGCTTTCCACGTTCCACATCTACATAATCCGCAATATACTGCTGACCATCAATTGTTACGTTACCGCCACTTGAAACAGGAATAGCGTTTAATGTATATGGGAGGGCGACAGCCTGTTCGTGGTAGGGTTGGAAATCTGTAGAAGCAGAGCCTTCTTCAACTTGTGGGTATATCGTAAAATTATTTAATATGGATCCACTTAATACTCTGCATATAACGAAAGATATTCCTACTTGGTTTTTAATCTGTCCGTCCTTGAGACTAGTTACTGTCGTATATACATCTGGGATCCCTACATAAAACTGAATATTCTCATTCCCACTTTTTTTTACAATGTATGTTTTTTGGCTATCTAGGTGAATATTATTTACAGTACTCCAAGCCCCATAAATATAAAAATCCGTATCGGCTGTTGACGTTCCATTCAGCGTATAAGTCCCATCGCCATTATTTGCACAGGTCACCCCGTTATGTGTAGTGGTCTGCAATGTCGCATTTAGCAAATTCTTCCCAACGACCTTAATTGTCGGATTCACTACGCTCTTAATCTCCTGCGGATAGTCTGGCGAGGGTGAGGGCTGACCGCCGGTGTATGGTTCGTATGAGTGAGCTTCCGTACCTTTTTCAAGCATGATATCTTCGGCAGTCTGTTTTCCAGTAGCATAACCGAATATAGAAATTGTAAATTCATTCCATGTTTTCGTGTTAAATGTCGCTTTTTTATTTGATGAATCAATAGTACAAATTGTAGAATTAGCTTCATTTTGCAAAAACCTAGATACTTCTATTCGCATACCATTTTCTATATTTTTACACGAAATAATCATATCGGTATTTGGATTGGATGAAATTATCCAACGGTTTGAATCATATGCAGTTTCTACAGTGTGTGTATAAATTCCAGTTGTTTTATCAAAAACATATTGATTTCTATGTGCATTGGGGGTAACACTTAAATCCAACAACTGTGAACCGGTAGTGCTCACCTGCTCACTTTTTCCATACATCATCATATCCACTATCTTTTCACTGTCGGAGTCCGCAAGGTGGGTGTCACCCTGTGAACTTGCGTAGAATTTTGAGATTTTTCCGGTGATGGATTCAGTTGCATTCTGCATATCCGTCTTCAGTGATTCAATATCTTTTTTATTTGTGCCAATCTGCTCTACTGCGCTCTGCACACCCTCTGCTGATTTTGCCGCATTTTTGGCTGATGTCTGAGCGCTTTCGGCTGACTTCGTGGCACTTTCTGTATTGCTGGCAACGGTCTGGGTATTCTGTGCTACTTTCTGCGCCTGAGCCGCTACAGTCTGAGCCGCAGCCTCTACCGCCTGCTTATTACTTGCCACAACCTCAGCATCTGTCTTGGTAGCATCTGTGTACTTTTTCCCCTCTGTGGCAACTGCCTGTACGGAACTTTCCTGCTGTGCGGTTACTGCGCTGACTGCAGTCTGTCTTGCAGATTCTATGTCCTGAGTTGCTTCTGTGATCTTCTCAGCCACATGAGTGTCAAAACCGGTAACCTGGGTGTTCACATTCTGCTCGGATTCCTCCGCAGCCTGTCTGGATATCTCTGCGGCCTGGGCGTAGCCTGCGGCACTGTCCCGGCTGTCTGAGGCTTCCTGTGCCGCTTCTACAGTGTCAGAATGCAACTGCTGCACATCTGCCTGGGCCGCTTCAATTTCCTCCTGTAACTGTTCTACAGCCGCGCGTGAGGCTTCTACCTGCTCCGCCTTGTTGACAACATCATCGTGCATAGCGATATACTCCGGAGTGAGGTCTCCTGGAAGTGTCAGTGACTGCCATGTGTCTGTGTTTTTCCCGTGCGCCGGCGCAATACCGGTTACTGTCCCGTCTTCTACACGGCACGCATATGAGCCGCCTTTATAGCTTACAGTGTCAAGGTATTCATATGAGGCTTCCGGATCATACTCATCCGCCAGGTGCGGAGCTACATTGCCGAGATCTGTTTCCTGATAGTTGTTTTCTGTGCTGCTCATTCTTTTCACCTCATTCTTCAATCCGATCGATGTTATACTCAACAGCACAGGTGTGTTCGATTCTGCATCCTCTGAACTCATTCCAACCTTCTGCAAAATATGCCACATCAGCTGTAGACAACAGCTCTAACGACTTCCCGAGGAACCATAACGGTCTCGCATCTGCTGGTGCTGACTGGAAGAAAGAGTCAATCACTTCCACGGGCTCTCCCAGCATTTTTTCTGCACTCTTGATTACCTTTTCCCTCACCGCAAGGATTTCCTTATCTGTTTTGCCTCTCATCGGCTGGCTGATAAATAATTTCATCATTTCTTTACTCCTTTCAAAATCTCAATCTGTACTTTAAACGGCTTCCTACTCGCCGGAAGCATACCTTGTCCACGGTCGGATCAGAATACATTTTCAGCCGGCCGTTTATAACCTTGAAGGCTGCAAAAAAGACATTGCCGGTATCGCCCTTCAGATCTGCTTCTTTCTGCTGAACGTACTTGTCAATGTCTTTCTTTGCCTGTTCTGTCTTTCCCGGGACTTCCGCGGCGCTCCTTGCGGCCTGTTCTGCGTAGTATTTCGCATTGTCCTGTGCCTGATCCGGATGATCTTCCCGGCCATGTGCCCAGGCCTCTGCATCTGCTGCCTGAGTGGATGCATTTTTTTCTGATTCCTGTGCCTGCCGCTGATATTCCGCAGTTGCTTCGATAGTATGATGAAACAGGTCAATTTTTTCCGGAATTTCAAACCCTTCCGGAGCTTTTCGCTTATTGACTGTCATAAGGATTGTGTTCACTGTCTCACCTTCAACTGCGTTCGACAGATAGATGTAAGCGGTGATTGCCCTTCTCTGTTCCAGGGCGATGTTGGGGATATCTACGATAGATGCTCCGTCTACAGTAGAACCGGTAACTACTTTCGCCTCCTCAATGTCTTTCCAAGCGAAATGGACCTCAAATACTTCCGGAAGATCCAGTCCTTTAATTTGAATTTTCTGTCCATAATCATGCTGCCAGAGTTCGTCGTCAATCTCTATTTCCTCTCCCTTATGGGAGAATTCTGCAATCAGCATTTATTCACCTTCTTTCTTCTCCTTCTTTTCCTGCGCGGCCGCCATGGCGATTTCGCTACAGGCATCCTTACGTATATCTGCGAGAACTCCAGACAAGATCCCATCAAGAATTGTTGACGGAAGCCCTGTCTGGTTTTTGATCGTAATTACCGTGCTCATTAATACGCTTTTTGCATCTTCTATTACAAGAACAAGTGGTCTATCCATTTTTCTCAACCTCTCTGTATAATTTTTGAATCAACATTAGCATTGGAGGAATCAATGTTCTATAATTCCAGTCCTCTGCAAGCCCATCTTTCAACTGCGCTCCCGCCGGAAATTTTTCCAGTACGTCTTCTGCGTAGAATCCCGGTATCGGCTTTCCCGTCATAGGATCTCCATCTCTTAAGTATCCCTTTTTATATTTAAACCACACCACCGGAATATCTAACACTTTTTCCGCTTCTTCAATCGTCATCTCGGACACATGATCTTTATAACGTTTTGAAGAGCTTGACAAATAGCATACTTCCGCTCCGTCTGGCCCGAATACCAGATGCCCTCCCGAACTTACATGTGTTACGTTAAATATTTTAAAAAGTCCAGATCCATCGGTAAAAAGTTCGCCGCTGGTTGCATTATAAATATGCATTCCGTTTCGTACTACCATTGCGCTGTCTGTATCCTGAGCTGATAAGGTTGCCCGACCAATTTTGATCGTAGGTGAATTGATTTTTGCCGCATTGATGGTTCCCCCAGCAAGTGTAAGTCCAGAAGAAACGCTATAACGCATGTAGTTATCCGCATCCTTGCGGATCATAATGCCTGTCGTCCCCAGGTATACGCCTGCCGCAGTGGAGGTCAGAGAAGTGCACCCGTTGTATATGCTTGTATTTCCGATTGTGAAACCACCAATTTTTGCTCCGATTGCTTTCAGATCGTCAACATCAATATACTTTCCTTTTACGTACAGCTGATTATTGTACATGTAGATTCCATCCATGGCCCCGTTATCTGTCAGCATGTTCAAGACATCTGCTGCCGTGTAGCTGTACAACACCTGTGGGTTATAAATATACAGTATCGCTCCGGATGGAACGCTGCTCCAGCCACCTATTACAAAATTATTCCTTCCTTCTGTATTTGGCTCCGTTACCTTGACTGCGAATTTAAACTGTTTCCAGGTGGTTGTAACATTGCACCGATATTTTTCACGGTTAAGTGACACCGTAACTGTCCTTGCAGCGTTGCTTTTTAACCAGATCCTGATTTCGTACTGTCCAGCAGTGACAACCGGATTATTAACTGTGTACTTCGCTCCAAGGTAATTATCGTCTGCCGTTCCTCTGAGCCTGACTGCATTCTTTCCGCCCTTCGGATCTGTCTGCGACTGTTCTACTGTTCCGCTCAGGTTCCAGTATGTTTTTGTGCTTTCTGCAGAAAAATCCGTGCCTTGAAGAAGGTTTGAACTCTTGCTGTCTGCATAGATCTTTGCCGCTTCCAGGGCTGCTGCTGATTTTTCTTCTGCATAGTTTTCTGAAGCGGCCGCTGCCCCCGCAATGCTCAATGTCCGGAAGGACGCATCTATATTACCCTCGTCATCTATGATAAGCGTATTGGTACCGTCTTTCTGGGACACCGTAAGGCCTTTTGCATTGATACGTTTTCCGTCTACCATACCAGCGTTAATCCACTCGGCATTAATCCCTATTGCGCTAAGAACCTTCGTTATTGTCGTTCCGTCAACCAGTGCTCCTACATTCCAGGTTTCTCCGCCGTCAGTGGACATTCCCCATCCTTGTGCGTTAAGTTTTATCAGAATTTTTGACTCTTCTTTTGTTGGTTTATCACAGAAATACAATATACAGCTTCCATCTTCCTGTTTTTCACTTACCGGAAATAATCCTTGTTTTTCATCCATGGATTCTTTCAGGCTTTCGAACGCTTTTTCTGTTTCAGACTTCTGTTCTATTAAGCTTTTTCTCAGCTCCCTGTATACCTGCGTAGCTTTACTGTATCTTGTTGCGAATAGACGTTCCGGCGTTGTGGCCCCGCACAACAGTTCCTGTGAAGCCTTTGCTGTGTACATGACTCCGGTAAGAATCGTTTTATACGTTCTCCCTTTTCTGTCTGTAACTACAGCAATATCCCCTGGTTCTACAGAAGGATCCCCTTGTACTTTTACCGTCATTGGTCTGAACGTAAGACCGTTAACTTTCTTTCCTACAAATTCGGCTACAGTTGATCCCTTTCCATCTTGGATCAATTTATTTTCTTCGATTTTCAGGACATATCCATCTGTTCCGTATGTGTATTCTACATTTGTGTCCGAATCGGACGCCGTTTCTTCTATAACCTTAACCCCAGTTACTACTACGTCATCCGTCCCGATTGTTCCTGTATAATTTTCAACCTTTACGGTTTCTGCATTTTCTTCGATTTCCTCGGATTCGAGCAAATCTGTATCATACCACGAAGCAGTCAACCGGTCATCTGCATTAATTCTAAAATTTACGCAGGCTATCTGACCAACATACTGCAAAATCTGTCTGAAGGTTAATGACGTATCTGACGGTCTCTTCTTGACAGTAAATCCATCCTGCGGAAAAGCAGCTATATCTGCGGACATTGATACGCCGCAAACACTGCAGGCGTCTCTTACTATCTCTCCGAGTGTTGCCGGATACGCCAGCTTGCTTTTTGTATAAGGGTTGTCAAATTTTGTCATGCTATCAAGAGCTGTTACGCTTACGGTATCGCCCGAAAATTCCCCTGGTTCAGCGTAAAATACTCCTTTTTTTAGCCATTCTGTTTTTCCAGATACTTCCAGGCCAACTCTTGCTGTGATTTTTGCTCCTGAAAAGCTTTGCTCACTATAAGTTTCATTGATATTATCAATTTTAACTTCTAACTGTTTCGCTATCGCCGATCCGATGTCAAACGATTCCTGGTTTGAGCTGTTTTCAGATATTTTGAATGTATATAATTCCTGATCTTGAGGTGTCAGAACTGCTCCGTCTGCAAACTCTATTTTTGCTTCATGATGTAAAATCCTGTTCTTTTTGATTGCTTCTTTATAGGCTGCTGATGTATTGATCATTCTTCATCACCTCTGTACTACGTCAACAGTAACGCTTTTATAATAGTAAATACCATCAGAAAGACGTCCGATATGTTCTTTTGTAAGTGTTCCACGATAAGCTTCTATCGTGACATCAATTCCGTCATCATGAAACGATACTGGGAAATATCCTGGAACCAGGGTATTTTTTATTATTTTCAACTCTGCTTCCGTGATGTACTCCCATTTCCAGGATACAGTTTTCTTTTCTGCTACCGGATCTCCTGTCATATATCCTGACAGGGTTCTTCCTGTATCTGAAGTCCATATGATTTCATCCGAAACGCTCATGGAAGTGGGCGCAGGCAAAACCGTACTTCCTGACCATATGATTTTCCCCATCATCCTACCTCCACTGCATTAAATCTTCTGTCTGCCGCCGTTCGGGCTGCGGACGTTGCTCTGCCGATCTGTTCCGAATCAATGTAAAATCCCATTTCTGTCAGTGCCGCAACAATTCTCATTACTGCACGATTCACTATAGATTCCAGTTCATCTCTGCTCACTCCTGATCCGGCTGCCTGGACTGCTGCCATGGCCATTTCTTTCAGCTTGCCCTCCGGGGCCACGACTTCTCCCTGATGTCTGTTATCACCAATTACAGCCAGCTGTGGGGTATTTGGTTTCACGTAACCGCCCTGTGCCAACTGTGGTATTGTTGGCACTCTCGGCAGCGTCAATCCATAATGTCCATAATGTCTTTTTTTAGTTATTGGGTTCGTGAAATCATAGCTAAATGAAAAAGCACTTTCGATAGCAGACAGTCCAGAATTTATTCTGCTCATCAAGTCATTGATGATATTAATCACTGTATTTAAAGGTGTTTTTGCCAATCCAGTCAATGATTCGAATGCCCCTTTGAACACCTCTTTAATACCATCCCACGCCTGTCTCCAGTTTCCTGTGAAAACACCTTTAATGAATTTGATCAAACCATTGAAGATATTCTTGACTCCCTGTATCCTTGCCTTTACACTTGAAAGAAATATATTCAGGACATTTCCGAAAAAGCCGAATCTCTTTGACCAGTCTGTCTGGAACACAGATGCCAGCCAGTTCTTAAATTCATTGAATTTTGTCTTAATCGCATTCCATTTTTCTTTTACGCTTGTCGCCAATGCAGACATTGCATTTGAACAGTTTGTTTTTAATGTATTGAATGCATTTACAGCACCATCTCTGAGACCACGAGTTTTGTCAACAACCCAGTTTTTAAGTTTTGTTGCCCATTTGCAGATGGTATCCCAGTTTTTGTAAAGTAGTACGCCCACGGCTATAGCGGCCGTGATTGCAATCACCACCAGCCCAAACGGGGATGTTAAAAACGCCACGGCTGCCCCGAACGCCGTGGTAAGCGCAGTCGCAATTCCGCATATAGCATTCCAGGCCACTGTGGCCGCTGTCATTGCCGCCTGTGCTGCTGCATCTGCTATTTTTGCCGCTGTAGCTGTTGCAATGCTAAACGCCTGTTTTCCAAGCGCTGCAACACTCTGGCCCGCACTTATGACAAAATCTTTTGCGTACAAGGCGGTCAGATACATTGTTTCCGCCTTGTCTGTAAGCTTTGCGGCAATGTTCCCCAGGAGAGCTGTCTGTATAGCTTTCAGCGCCCCTATGACGCCTCCTGACTGCTGGATAAATGAAAGCAGCTCTGTGACTTTCCATGCCGCAAAAAACGCCGCAATCATCCCGGCTATAAACTGTATATCGCCAGGATAAGTAGTGCACCAGTCGGAAAATGCTTCCAGGCATTTGTTGATTCCATCCCAGGCTTTGAGGAACTTCTTTCCCGTCCATTTTGCTACTGGTTCAAGAACATGATCCCAAAACCACTGAAATAGTGGCTTCAGCGCTTCAAGAACACTGTTTACATCGTCAATAGCAAGTCTCAGAGTGGTCAAGAACCTTGGAACAACTTCATTTGCTGTCCATGTTCCCAGAGGAACAAGAATGTTCTCCCAAATCCACAGTAAGCCATCGCCTACGTTAATCGTAAACTTTGCAAGGGAATCCCATAGCTTTGCGAGAGCCTTGTTGATCTTCCCGAAATTCACTTTCATCAGCCCATCATTCAAGGCATTGATGAAACGGGGAAGGCCAACTCCCATAGTCCACTTTCCGACAGGCACAAGAAAGTGCTGCCAGAAGTCTTTTAATGCTGTCCAGCCGAATTTGCCGAGCCGGGCAAGTCCATTATCCCAAAGATTTTTGAGGGCTTTTGTTGTCGGTTCGATGGCCTTCTTCATATTCTCAAAGGCCTGCTGCCATTTCTTGTCCAGCTTGGATACCGCATCCTCGCCGGTTGACAGGGAGCCGAAATCTACTGCACTTCCAATATTCCCTCCGGATGTTCCGGAACTTTTCGGGGTACTTCCGGATCCTCCTGTCCCTGCAGCTCCGGATGTGGAAGAATCTGACGGTTCGGAAAGTTTTGTGATCTTGTCGAATCCCATAAGGGATTTCATTTGTTTCGCGGCTTTCTGCGCCGCATTTCCGGTTTTCTTTACTGCAGATGTTGTATTATTTGCTGCATCCGTTGCGTTCTGCAACCCTGAGCTCGCATCTGAAGCTGCTATTCCAGCGTCCGCAATCGGTGAGTTTACGCTGGATGATCCAGAGCCCTTGTTTCCAGTGATCAGTTCCGTAAAAGCCTTAAAAGCATTTGCGAGAGTGACCAGTTTTCCCAGGAGGGTGTTCACTGCCTGTATGATCGGTGTGAACAGATTGATCAGGCCCTGGCCGATTGAAGCTTTTAAGGAATCGATCTGTAGGCTTAATACTCTGACCTGGTTTGCCCATGAGCCGGACGTTCTGGCAAAATCACCAGATGCCGCAGATAACTGCTGCTGAACGAACGCATACCGTAGAGAGACCTTTTCGGCCTCTGTCATCTGTGCTGTGGTCTTGCCATACCCATTCGCAAGAGCGTAGCTATCCAGCGCTGTCTGGGTCATGACAATGCCCAGATCCTTGAGGGATTCAGTCTCGCCTGTAAAAACAGATTTGAGCTTTGTGTAAGCTTCATCCTGGCTGAGATTGTAGAAAGACGCCACATCCGCAGTCAGGGACGTGAGAGCAGTGCCCATGTCGTAAGCCTGCTGTTCATTAAAGCCGAACGCCTTCGCCATGGCTCCAAACGTACCGGTGTACTGTTTTGCCATGGTCTCACTGAGACCTGACGCCTTCAGCGCAGACTGGGCGAACTTGTCAACCTGAGCCGACATATTCGGGAAGGTTACGTCAACAACGTTCTGGACCTCTGCCAGATCACTTCCGAGATCCAGGCAGGACTTCCCAAAGTCCACTATCTTTTTTACAGCGAAAGCCCCTGCCAGGGCTGCGCCGGCTTTTTTTGCAAGATTCTGTATTCCAGACATCTGTGTCCGGAATGAACCTTCATTTACAACCAGATCAAGACCAATCTGGCCGATGCTAAATGCCATATGTACCACCTGCCTTTTAAAGGCATCGGCACAATGGCACTACTTGCCTAAGATAATCTCAAATACTTTCTTACAGTGCCTTGCCTGGCACTTCATGAAAACACCCCGGCATTTCGCATCCGGGGTGTACTGCACTTTTTGTTCATGTCCGCAGTATGGACACCTTATTTTCTTTTTCTCAATTTCTGCTCACCCCTATCGTGGTCCTAGGCCTTCCATACTCAGAAATCCCATTTTGATAGCATCAATCTGAGCTTTTACCTGTGTTTTGTCTGCTGTAGCTGCGATCTGTTTTGCCCGCCGACATCTCCATTCATTCCGGATCCGGTGCTGGTCCGGAGTAAAGTTTTTAAGGATATCCTTATCTTCCTCCGTTCGGATAGCTACGATCCGTCCCAAGGCTGTATCAGGTCCCAAACCGGAAAGCAGGCTGGCAAACTCGGCCCACTTCATTCCTGCCGGCAATTCACGTGATAATCTTAACCCGTACTGCGACTGAAAGCTGCTGACGATCAGATCGAAGTCGTCAAGCAAGTCATAGCACGGGTCACTGCTCTCCCTCGTCTTCTCCTGTCACAAGCTCGATGGCTGTGTTTACGATCAGCATTAAGGATTTTGCAGTCAGTTTCTTTCCGTCCTTTTTGTACTTACAAATCGCTGTCAAGTCCTTTTCGCTAAAAAGCAGACCTAAAGCCTCGTTGATCGTATTCAGGTCCTCGCCTTTATTGAGTGTCCCCATCAGCTTCAGCATTGTTTCAGCATCGGACTTTACTCTTACTTTCAGGTTCCCGATAACGAGCACCGGATCTGCATCGAACTCCAGTTTATCTGTGATATTTACTACTTTTGCCATATTTTTTCTCCTTTTCTCCACGCAAAAAAGACATGGTTTATACTGCAGGTGTGATCGTAGGTTTGCCGTTACCGTTAATCTCAACTTCCAAAGCTCCTACGCTTGTGGAATCTCCGCCTCCAATGTTCTTTACGTCAAAAATCGCATTTGTCCAGGAAATTGTAGTTCCATCCGGATGTTTCCATTCGAAATAACCTTCTGCGTCATGGCCATTTTTATAAACTTTTCCAGCAACAAAATCATTTCCGGTATCTCCAATGTTTCTTTTTCCGGAAAGGGTGATCTTGATTCCTTTCGAGGTCATTAAGCCTCTCTGCCACCCTTCCGTGTCCATCGGTGTCCATGTTTCAATGCCGTTACTGAATTCAACATTAAATGTTTCCATGTCTGCAATCACTGTTGCGGAATCTTTTGCTGCTCCAGCTTTAAACTCATTGTCCAGGACAGGAAATACGTTTGTTTTTCCTGCAAACTTCTGCAAATTCATTTTCATAATCATTCGCCTTCTCTCTTTTTCTCAAAAATAACAGCTGCTTCAATCACCCACTCACAGATCTTGTCATCATCAATGCCAATATCCTGCGGATCATAAAGCAGCTGAAAAAATTTTACAGTTCCATCTTCTGTCTGAATATCTCTTGCCCTTCTGAGCGTCTCATATAAGCCCATAGCGACCTTTTCCGTATCATGTGGAGATTTATTCCAGTGAACCAGGATTGTGATGTATTTCTCACCATATCCTTCCAAATCAGGGCCACCAAGAGTTCTGTGCGAACTGTACTGATGCTTACTATTGTACACTCCCAGGGACTTTTCCTGTTTCGCGTCCAAGGTTCCCATGTACACATGTTCATCCTCTGCGATATTCAGAGAAGAGATATATTCTCTAATATTTTCCAGTGTGATCATACTTTTGTCAGCCTCTTATAAAATTTCTTAAATGCCTCCGGAGCAAAATCCGATGCAGGCCCGTTCGGTGGAATCCAGTCTTCGTACCATTCGCCCTTTGCGTGTGGATTCTCTCTTGTCTGGAATCGATACTCCGGATGAAAATACAAACGTCGAGCATATGGTTCTGTCGACACTAAACTAACTCTTCCTTGTCTGATCTGAGAACAATCAACAAATGTACTCTCATTCTGTAGCTTTCCTGTGTCGCGTGGAAAAACCTGCGCCTGTACTACTTCTGTATGCAATGCTTCTGCAGTCATTGCAAGAGCCAGCGTCTGTGCATCGGTAAGTTCTCTGATTTTTGGCAAATTCATCTTTATCGTTGAATTGACTTTTATCACAACAGCATCACCTCCGTATAGTTCACCGTCCCATCCGGATTCCGGTTCTTTCGCGCTTCCTGAATCCGGCGCTGTACTCCAAACACGATTGCTGTGCCTCCGGATATCGTCGGAAGCTCCGGGCAGATGTCCCCGGGGAAAAGTGCTGTTCCGGTGATCTGGACCAGCTTCTTTTCCTCCGTGAAGATCGTCTTTGCTTTATCCTGATAATTGCACTTTCCGGTATATGTCACCGGTTCCAGTGGTTCACCATATTTACTCACGCCTTCCCTGGCTATGCTGACTGTGATGTCTGTCTTGCACAGCTGTCTTGGCACTAAGCACGGATATCTCATAAGATTACCTCGCTAACCGGCAACACAGACCTGTCTGGCACAGCAGAGCGTATGTATCTCGCCGCATGGCCACGCCCTTATCTGTAAAGACATTCCAGGCACTACCAAACTGCATAGATACGCCATTGATACTGTACGATGACAGGACGCTCGCGATCATATCTGCGTTTTCCGTTTCAAAGTCCGCCTGCTGGCATACCACTTCCCGGATGATCTCCTGCTGATACTCCGTAAGACTGGAAAAGCCCCGGCCTACAATGCGGTTGAAGGTCAGGGCATCTACGTGCCTGCTCGCCTGTATCAGTGCCTTCCTCTGGTCGTCCTCCGGAATTAATGTTCCTTCATACCGGCCTTCGTAGTAGCTTTCTGACGCGTACGGTTTGTACATTTTTTTACCTCCGGTTCTTCGACAATTTCCTCAGATGTCTCTTCTGAACCCGTCTCGGTGTCCGAATCGGGCACTACTGTATATCCATGTTCTGAAAACCATGCAATCAGCAATGGATCATCAGTTTCTCCTTTTCCATTACAAAACGGAACGGATGCCGAAATGCCAGTATAATTTTTTACAGGGCTATATATTTTCATATTATCTCTCCTGCTTATTTTACTTTGATATTTCTAAACACGCCTGCTGCCTTAGAAGCTTTCAGTGCCAGAGCTGCGTTCATTTCGACCTCGCCTCTCTTTACGGCACCTGCAGTACTGAAATCCGGAACCCATGTCTGTACCGGAGATCTTCCTGAAAAAGATACTGCATGAAGTCCATCTATAGCTAAACGGGCTACATACAGAGATGTTTTTCCGTCTGTGGATCCCGTAGGAACAACCTCTTCATTTGTCCCCGGTTTTGTCTTTAAGTCAACAAAAGGGATATCTCCATATTTCTCTACCTGTTTTCCCCAGTTGTCCATTGTTGTACTGTACATACTGGCGCGTCTCGCACACGCTCTCAGTTTTGAGATGAGCTTTGTATTTCCTGCGATCATGGAAGGGGTTCCATCCAGTCCTCCCAAGAACTCATCCAGCATATCAAGGAAATACTGGAAGTTCTTTGTAACGAGCTCTGACGTAGAAAGATCAATCACTCCCTCTTTGTTGTATTCTGTGTCACTTCCGGTAAGCGCTTTATCCAGGCCATCAAATGCTTTTGTATCTTTTGCGGTATCTCCGTTGATAAATGTGTCGTTAAAAAGCGCCTGCGCCGCTTTGATCTTCTGTGACTGCTGCAGCTCTATCTCGCTAACGATACCTCCCATGTTCGCAATAACACGGTCAATTTCGTACGCTCCACCAAACACTTTAATCTCTACAGTATGTTTCTCTTTAGTTACTTCATGAGGCGTATATTCTGTATTAATTTCACGAAACTGCGCTGTTGGCTGAGTTTTTAAACGTGTATAGGTGTAACTTGGTGTAGCTCCGCCTCCAGTCGGAGATACTGCATCATCAAATGGGATATGTTCCAGAATCCAGTTAGATTTCTGAAATTCATCAATAACTCCCATCTGCAGATCATCCTGCACATTCTTTTTTGCTTCTTCAAGTGTAATTGCCATCTTTATTCACCTTTCCCTTCTGTTCCTAAATTTAATTTCGCAGCGATTGCTTCTTTCATTGTCATATGCCGCTCTCCGTCACCGGATCCATTATTCTGTTCCTTTGGTCCCAGTGGGAAGAATCCCTTCTTTCCTCCCTTTGAGTTCCCGTCCTGCCCCTGCTTAAAAAGAAACGGTTTATTCTCTTTCAGCTGTTTGACCTGCTCATCTAAGCCTGTTACTTTTCCGTCTTCTCCGAGAATCAGCTTTTTACGATCTACCAAACCCGCTACCAGATCGCTGTCCTGGGCTGAAGTTGAGAGTGCCATTTTAATTGCATTTGTCATTTTTAAATCATCAAGTTCCTGTTTATGCTGCTGCTCTTTCTGATGGTTCTGCTGCTGAAGATCTGCAATCTGCTGTTTCAACTGTTCATTATCTCCAGCTGATGTTTTCAGGGTTTCAATCTGCGTTTTGTAATCATTTACAGTCGTCTCCAGCTGTTCTTTCTGCTGGTTCACTGTATCATAGGTGTCTTTCGGAACGTATGTTTTAAGTTCCTCTTTAGAAGCTTCTGCTGCCTTCTTTGCAAGGTTCTTCTCTATTCCAAGCGCTTCAAACTGTTCCTGTGTCATTTTCTGCTCCTCTCTGATAGTTTTCCGTCATTCCGGACATAAAAAATAAGGCGCTTCACCCTACGCCTCAACGGGAGATTCCGGATCACCGCCTTCCGGATCTGTAATCTCTTTTGCTACTCGGAAATCTACCAGGTATCTACCTCTTTCTTCTGTTACCTCGTACTCTTCTCCGACTTTTCGGAGTTCCAGATCATTCTCTTTATCATAGAAATCATGGATAACTCTGATCTTCATGTTCCTCACCTCCCCTCCGTTGCGCCGGCGCAATTACAGTTTAAAGCATATGTTCTGAAACTTCTTATAAGCGTCAAAGTATAATTCGTGCTTATCTCCGTTATATGTCAGCTCATAATACATTCCATCCGGCACAGTCGTGCTCAGAAGTGCTTTACTGTTCTGTAATGTCTTACAACTCCATACCACGTACACATCCCGTACAGTGATCTGTTTTCCATCGGTCTTGTCCATGTGTGAATTTGTATATTCAGCTACTTTTGCCTTACAAAGCCTTAAAAATTCTTCGTTTCCCATCCCTTGCCTCCTACGCATGTTCAATTCTCGGAATTCCATACTCAACTGCACACTCGTGCTCAATCTTACAGCCTCTTGCTTTCTGCCAGTCTTTTGCAAAATAGGCGATATCGGCATCAGCTAAAAGCTCCAGAGACTTTCCAAGAAACCACAGTGGTTTCGCTCCTACCGGTGCTGACCGGAAGAAAGAATCAATAACCTCTACAGGTTCTCTCAACAGTTCTTCCGCTGCCTTGACTGCTATCTCGCGCTCTGCAAGAATCTCCTCATCTGTTTTGCTACCCATTGGCTGGCTGATAAATAATTTCTTCATTTCTGGTCGTCTCTTTCTCTAATTAAAATATTGCATTTTCACGAATGTTATTGTAAAATATTCATAAGATATCTGAAATAAGAGTCATTCCTAGTACCCATAATCCGAAAGGATTGTACAAGTGAATGGCTCTTATTTTTTATTTCTTTTATAGACTTTGATGATTTCATCATTTTTGTACAATGCAATCTGATCTATAAACGTCAGATGTGTTGATCTAAATAAATTGTTTATCTGTTGCTCTATCTCTTCATTTTCCAACGGGCACTCTGTTATATCGAAAATAAAACATCCCGCCTGTCGTTTTTTCTTTTTAACTGCATTATAAAAAACATTTTTACCAGCAGTGCTTATCGTTTTTAAATCCCAGCTTACATTGTCGATTTTAAAGTCTGGCGTTGATATTCCCTGTGGATATACAACTCTGGGAACCATCTGGATTTTCTTTCCATATTTTTCAGCAATATTTTCAGCCACTTTCTTTTCATGAATTGAATAATCCAGTATTACATTCTTACCATCTACTTTATATGTATCTTTTTCGAACGCATATTCTAATAAATCAGACACAATGCCCTTATCTTCATTTTTCCCACACCATGTAGATGTAATATTTTCCGGAGCCCTCAAAAACTGCTCCTGTCGTTTTTCGTTTATATATTCTATATTGTTCATATCGCCCGTTCTCATCCGGACATGTTTCCACTCTTTTTGTTTCTGTTCATACTTCTCTTGATTCTCCGGATCTAAAGAAAAATCTGCAAGCCTTCCATACTGTTTCACCTGCCGTTCTGCGTACTGCTGCCGAGATTCCTGCTTATTCTTCTTTTCTATCCTTTTGAGTTCTTGCTTTGTGAACTTCCCATCTGGCGGGGTAGATATCCCAGGAAAATAAGTTGTATGACTGTCCCTGCAGCGTGGATGGTACAGACCGGCCGCTATAGCTTCTGATATCAGCTTATATCCGGTTTCTGAAGCTTCTTTCCTGGTTCCGCCGCTCCAAACATCATCGATCATGATTTTTCCCACAAACGGGACACACAGGGGACAAGGGCATCCGCTGCCACGCTTATTGATGATCACAGTATGTACTCCCCACTCCTGACGTTTTACGCCTTCTCCTTGCAGGTAAGCACGTTTACTGGCTGTCCGGATTGCCATATCTGCATAGTCCGCAATGGTATGTCTTGCTCCGTTCGCGTACTGGATACAGTTAAGGCCAGCCTTCAGGAAGTCTTTTGTCGCCATGTCAACGGCTGTTTCATATGTTGCAGCGCCTGTGTTTGCATATACCTGAGCGTTGTAAATGATTTTCCGGTACTGATCGTTTGCCATGCGGAGGACTGCTGTTTCTGCTTTTTCCATATCGTCTGTGGTGGCTTTGATCAGCGCTTCCAGTTTCCGGTCGTTCAGTTTAAAGAATTCTGCCGTACCGCCTTTCGTGACCCGCTTTGTAGGAAAACCTTTCCGGATTGCTTCCAGAATCTTCTTTTCCTGCTCCATCTGACCTTCTATGTTTGCAGCAGCTATCAGGCCACTAATCTTTGCATTGATGTCTTTAAATTGCTTGTCGTACTTCTTTTGATTGTCATGCTTATACCTTTCCAGGGATTTCAGCATTTCTGTCTGCCACATGGACCACTGCATCTTTTCATCGGATTCTTCCGCCTTGTGGCGTTTCATGTTCCGGATCATGGATGCTATCAGCTCATTCTCAACAGCTTCGAACGCGGCTCCAATATCATATACATCATTGATCTTCGCCATATCGCTTACCTGCTGTTATAGTGGACCTTGAATCCCTGCTGCCGGAACTCCCTCACTGTGGCTTTCAGCTTTGTTGCGCTGGCGCAACGGTCATTCCTGAGCTCTGCATAATCATTTCTCTCGATTGCGTACACTCCCATCGGAAGTACCTGCTGCCTGGCCACTTTCAGAAGCTCCTGGTATCTTCTTTTGCTCATCTGGTACATTCTGGGTCCCACTTTTACTTTCATCCGGTTCTCCTCCTGTCACATCTACATGAAAATCGCTGGCAGTCATATTCACTGCCGGTTCTTCCATATCCTGTATGCCCTGTTCTGCTTTCAGACGCTCTATTTCTGCATCCTTTTCTTCCTGTGTCCAGGTGTCTCCATAGAGTTGATCTACTGAAGTTTCCAGGCTCATAATTCCATATTGCTTTGCTTTTCCAACCACATCTACGGTGGTGCCAAAATCCGGAGAAGCATATTCTCCAAATTTTACAGTCGGATTATAGTTACCTGGATTTTCCCCTCTCATCAGATCATAACACTGAAGGATTATTGCGAATAATTCCGGGAGTGTTTCATTCAACGCATCTACAATTTTTTTACGCACATGTAATGTGATTTTCTCTTTTTCCCTCTGAGATTCTGCATTGTCTGTTTTCTTTAAGTCGATTCCCAGGGTGGAAGGAGAAATGATGCCTTGCAACACCATGTCCAAAAAGTTTGCATAGCTGTTTACGTAGGCTTCATAAGATATCTGAGGTTGTGAGATTTCTACCTGCTTATTCGCTTTTTCGTTCATATCATCGCCGATCGCAATAAAATCATTATCAAATGGATTGGCCTGTAGCAATTCTCCCGTTTCCGGATTGCGGGGAATTAAACTGTCCGGAATGTATCTTTTAATACGTCCCATTCTGATCGCGTCCATCCACTGACTTATAGTTTCGTCAAGTCCATCCAGAACGTCTGTTTTTCCGTCAAACAAAGCCTTTCCTCTGTTCTTCCATTTAGTTGAATTAAATATTTTAAGCGGGGCTGCAAGCATCAGGTTTCCTTCTATTCCGAAATCTACTAAATGTGCCGTTTCTGGAAGAAAGTCCATAGGCATTTCTTTTCCGGTATCATCATACAATTTGTATAAAACATACCCAAATCCATATGTTTCTTCTAATCTCAGCTCTTTATCACCGTTTTTATAACTTGTGTAGAATTTTATCTCTTTCAGTGTCGAATGTATGTATACATAATCCACATCCTCGGCATCGTAAAATTCTATTATAGGATATTGGCTGCATTCATCTGCCGTAATTTTAAATGCACCATCTCCAGCAGCAAGAACTCCTGCTATCGCCGTTCCTATCACATCGTTCAAATGAGACTTTTTGTATATATCTTTCCAGATCTCATCCAATTCTGAATTATTAAAGTCTACTCCATCCAAATCAGAGAGAATAATATCTCTGTAACGGTCTATTACCGTTGCCACTATCCCACTGTGCATTTTTCGGATCTTGCCCTGTGCCTTTGCAGCCCAGAATCTCGCGCTTTCAACATCCCATTTTGCGGTTTTACGAAAATACTGTTCAATTTCAGAACTATCTCCTCGATACCAGATTTTGTTTTTTAATACATTTCCTCGAAATGTATGCGGTTCTAATATCGTGATCTGTTTCTCTCGTGCCGGTTCGATCCGGAACAGGCGCACGACAAAATTCTGCAACCAGTTCATCATTCTTCTCCTTTTCTTCTGAAGATCTTGCTCTGATACGGGATAAACCCGTACTGCACGGAGTTTACCATGTGATCGTGTCCGTCTTCCGGAACATTATCTTTCTCTTCATTCCAGCTATAAGTTTCCAATTCTCCTATGTAGGCAGGACAGCAGTCCAGCACGGCAAAACACGGTTCAATACCTGCTGCATCGTCATATGACATCCAGCCCAGCTGTGCATTTATACGGTCTATGATCTCCATTTGCTTCCAGGCGTTATTCAAGACATAGACGCAGGCATTCCGTCTTTTAAATTTGTTCCACTCCTGCATGGTTGCCTGATCTGCATTGTCCAGAAATATATTCCTCGCCAGTCCCCACTCTTTACGGTTTCTTTCCATGAATTCGTACAAATTCTTTACTGTGTCCGATGGAGCAAGCGGCGCCTGCAATTCTGCATTGTTGTATACCTTTTCCGCTAAAACCACGCACAGTCCTTTGTTTGTAATCCCTGTAAACGACATTGCGATAGTGTCTGGAGATTTCTGTGAGTATGCAGTGTCCACTCCTGCAGTGAAGAAAAGAAAGAACTCTTCTTTTTTCTTTTCTCCTTGCTTCAAAACAAACTGCTTTGCCCATTCTTTCGATCTTACATGGCGTGAACGTTCGAAATTGCTGAACACCAGGCCCGTGGCCTTCCCTCTCAGCCCAAGTATTTTATTTTTCCAAATCTTTGTTCCTTTTGGTGTATTTCGCATGATCTTCTGTAACTTTTCTTCCGTAAGACCTGCATTATCGTCAAAAGAAAAGAACCAATGTACCCAGCCAGGCTTCGGTTCTTCTTTCAGCTCTTTTTTAATTTCTTTTGGAGTATCCTGTTCCCATTCTGGGAGAGGTCTGCTGCAGTTGATGTACTCTTTATAGATATCTAATGTCGGATCATCCGGGTTAAGGGTTCCTATCAGGTAATCACAGCGCATAGACGCTTCTCTGACAAATTCTATGTCTGCAGTGTTAATTTCATCAATGTACAAACAACCATACTGACCGCCAAGGGCCTTCTTCCATTTCTTTTTATTTCCGTACCCGAGGACATATATAACTTTATCCCCTCCCGGAGGATGAAACAATAAATGTGGGATCTTATCATCTTTTGTTCCGGATCCGTTATACTCCACCAACACACCGAAATCATCCAGGATTCCCAGATCCTTGTTTATGATGTTCTTTTCCGCTGTTCCGGTGTCATCAGCTGCAAGTATATGCAATTTCTTTGGAGATTCAGCAACCTTGCACATGAACTTAAAAAGTCCAACGGTCGTCTTTCCTGCTGCTGTGGTCAGGTCCCTTCAAGAAACTCTACAGGTGCATCACAATGCAGAAATGCTTTGTATTTGTCTGACAGGACTAATCTCTGTAAGCTCATGAAGGTTAACCACCTCCCCGGAGCTGTTCCAGGATGTCGCCCAGTTTATTCTTCTCTTCTTCCAGGCCGGATACTTCCAACTTGTCCTTAAACATGCCAAGATGCCGTCCCAGAAGCTCCAGGGCTTTTTCTTTATCATTCAGCTTTACCTTAATTCCAAACTTGCCTTCTTCAATTCCGGCTATGGCTCTGGCCTGCTGTTCGTCTAGCTTTTTTGTATCCTTGATTATAACCTGTCCATCTTTTACTTCCGCATAGTTAGTAGCTTTCGCAAATGCTATCGCTGCAAGCTCCTGCAAAACTCTATCTTGAGTGATTTCTGTCCGTTTCTGACGTTCCTGCATTCGTTCTTGGATATATGTTGCAACCTTAACATTTCTTAACATTCTGGCTGCCGCCGCTGCTGCCGTTTCCTCCTTCTTCACAGCCGGATACGCTACCCGGTAAGCCCTTGTGGCATTCAGATCTATCAGGTATTCATCTGCAAATATCTTCTGTTTTTCAGTCACTCAGACTCACCTTCTTTCTTATTGTTGCTGCAGTCCTGCCGGCACCATAAGCGACAGCCGATTGCTACCACCAAAGGAGTGTTAACGCGCATACGCTGTATGGAAACATATTTGCGCTGGTGCCGTGCACGCTGTATGAAAAAAATACATACTAAAAGGCACCTGACTGCTGCCAGATGCCTTCCTGCAAGTAAGAGCTTGTTACTACGGGCATGGGCTTGCCCGATCGGAACGGATGGAATCGAACCACCGTTATTGGCCTCATCGGTCAATTTCTGATTAATACAGTTGCTCTGCCACTAAGCTACGTTCCGAAATTGCTGCCAGGTGTGTTTCCTGGCAGTGTGCTCATAAAAGGAGGATTCCATATCCATCTATCTGTCCTGAAATCCATTGTAATAATATCACAGGTAAAGTGTGTCATTCTATGTCATCTTGAAATTGCAAAGAGCTAATGAATGGATTCTGTGTATATGTTTCCAACTATAACTCATTCTCACAGCTACTTCTTCCCATTTCAGACCTGTTATATATCTCAACCTCAGCACTTCCTGTTCGTCATCATTCTCCATCTGGCTGATCTGTCTCTCTATCTTCTGGTAGCATCTGGCCTTTTCCAGCCGTTCTGCCTTCAGGAGCTCAATCTGTTCGTCCAGAATAGCTATGTAGTCTGATAGATCTGACTGACTGCTGCCCTTTGGCATTCCGTCATTGACTATGGAAGGAAACATCTTGTCTGACCTCAGTCTCTGGATCTCGTCAAGGATATCTTTTTCTCTTTTTACTGCCCTCCGGTAAGATCTCAGGTATTCCTTCTTTTCTTCATTTTCTTTCTGGATTTCTGTTTCCATCGGTATCCTCCCCTTTCTGATGCTTTTAGCCGGGAGCGTAATGTTCCCGGCTTTTTCTGTATTTCTTTTATTTATCCGCAATCACAGCATCCGCTCCCTGTACTGTAACCCAGCCATTTTTATAATGTGCTTCTGCTTCTTTCATCTTGATCAGCTCATCTGTAATGGATGCACTGAGTTCTTTATTTGCCTCTGCCTGAGCTTTTGCTTTGGTCTTTGTATTCTCGGCTTCGGCTGCTGCTTTGACCTTGGCTTTCTTTGCATCCGCCTCTGCCTTGGTTAGTTCGATCTGGGCGTCTGCTTCAGCCTGGAGCTTTTCTGTTTCTTTCTGAACCTTTACCTTTTCCTGCTCTGCCTGAGCCTGCTGTTTCTCCTGCAAAGCTGTCACTCTGTTATCAATGGCCTGTTTCAGCTTTTTATCCGGATGCACGTCTACGATAGAAGCATCCAGGACTTCAATGCCGTATTTTTTGTGAAAATCTTTGTTAAGATATTCCGTGATAGCATTGTTCAGCTCAGATCTGTTTCCGGAATAGATATCCATCATGGAATAATCTGTCGTAATTTCGGAAATCTTTGATTTCAGGACAGTTTTCACACGGTTTTCAATGATATCCTCTCCGTCCATTCCTTTAAAACGCTTGTATGTATCAATTACCGTATCCGGATCATATCGGTAACTCATCTGGAAAGATACTGCAATGCTGGCATCGTCCGATGTTGCTACTTTAAAGGAATCATCTTCTTTACTGCCATCTCTCTTATCCTTTGTAAGAACAAGAATTTCATTACTGGTGCTAAATTCCTTTATTTTGTTCATCGGTGCAATAAAGTGCATTCCCGGAGTCAACACTTTATCCTGTACTCCGTCTTTATAGTTATAAACAATGCCGACTTTGCCTGTGCCGATAAAATCCATCCTTGATACTGTGTATCCTCCACCAAGAACTGCTACTGCTGCCACGATTCCGATAATAACTTTACTCTTCATTTTCGATCTCCTTTTCTTTGATTGCTTTCTTTACTTTGTTGTAAGTTTCATCTTCAATTTCAAACTTCTTCTGCTGCCGCCTGATCGACAGGATTACTTTACTTCCTATCCAGGCTAACACCAGGGCTGCGGCTCCGAACACCATGCCGGAACCAAGAAAAATTACCCACATCGTTCTCACCTCCTCTGTGGCCATTCTTTTCCTGTTTTTCGGTCCCGTATGCCTGTAATCTCTAATCCCAGCAAGCCTGCCATATTATTCAGGACACAAAAGGCATTATAGATGTGTGTCGGCAGTCCGGTCTGCTGCCCGGACTGCCTTACCGGCTGTCGGATCCGGATAACCCTCGTTGTTCTTATAGCTCATTCAATCCCTTCTTTCTTCCAGATATGTTGTAATAATTAATGTGCTCATTACTATTGTCCACATTATGTTTCCTCTAACCGCAAACCATCCTAACATGACATACGAAATTACTATTAAACAAAATCTCATGTTTTCTTTATCTCCTTCCAGTCCTCCGGCAAAAAATCCGATGTACCAGGACAATTCTGATATAAAACGCATCTATTGCAGGTACCATCCTCACTGACCGGCTGACTTCTGCAAAACTGGATCAGCGTGTTATAGGCTGCTATAGCCAGCTCAGGTGTGATGTCTAGTTTCTTCTCATGTTTTTTTATTTTGACCTTTTTCCCTGCTGGCCAGTGATGCTCACAGGAATCTTCGTCTTCTACAAGGATTCCTTTGCGATCGCAGAGGCCATCATCGTTGTTGATGCAGGTTTTGCATGTATTTTCCATTATTTTCTCCTTTCTGTCATGATCCGGTTAAAATTCTCTACGTTTCTGGTATTCCGGTCATATTCCATGTTTCCAAATAGATCATCCAGCATCCTGTCCAGTCTCTCCCATTTCTTCTTTGTCATTCCGATTCCGGTGAAGATCTGGAACCCGAAGGTATTAAAGCCTCCCGGTGGGTAAATGCCAGCTCTTTTCTTGAATAACTTCTTTTTCTGTCTCTTATTCATCTTCTCCTCCCTGCTGCCCTCAGCATCCA